CCTGATCCCGTGCCACCATAAGACTGAGAGCAATACCCCCAACCTGCTGTTAAAGGACTACCTGCAGCCTCACCCGCTGACGTACCTAATTGACTGGGAAATCCTCTAGTGCCACCCGTTGCAGAAATTGTTGTGCCAGTGCCGTTAGGGTTAAATGTAGTTGTACCACCATTTCGTCCTGTAATTACGTAACCAGAGCTTGCAGGATAGGATATACCTGTGGCCCCTGCACCAATAGAAATAGAGGCAGATGTAATTCCATCATTTTGTACATTATACCTACGAAAAGCTACTCCCCCTGCACCGCCACCTGATGATACTTTTTCACGACCACTATCTGTAGAACACCCGCCACCAGAGCCTCCACCGCCCAGCACATACACATGATATTGAACACAACCAGATTGTGCTGGTGTCCATGATGTGCCACTTGTAATAGTTTGGGTAGTGCCTTTCTTTTTTAATATTCTGTTTGCTGTTCTATAAGAGGATATAGATGTTGAAACTCCTGATGCAGGTAAGCTGTCAGGAACAGCATTAGCTCCCCCATTAAAAGTACCATTAAGGCTTACTGCACCTGACTGACCATAGTAAGTTCTAAGGTCACTTAAAGATATTGCCCCACTTGGTTTATTAAGTGTATCTAAAGAAGTGACTGTCATTACGCATTACCAAACGCTGTTACATCGTCTTCTACTGTAAGTGCACCTGCACTACTTAATTTAAGTCTATCTACACCCTGATAAGCAAACTTTAAATCTGTACCTGATTGTGTAATAGTCCAATCACCTAAGTCTATTGTTGTAGCATTTAAAGTAGAAGCAGAAAATGCCTGACTTGCAGATCCAGCTAATTCTGCTTTTGTATCAATCTCAGTTTGCAAACCGTCAATGTTAGATATAACGTGGTTGTGACTGTCGTCTGCTACTGTGGCAGTAATACTTACATTTCCACTTCCATCAAAAAAAGTTGATCCTGATACATCACCAGTTAAAGAAATAGTACGTGCAGTTGCTAAAGCTGTAGCTGTATCAGCATTACCTGTTAAATCACCTGTGACATTACCTTCAATGTTAGCTACAAGTGTTCCTGTAGTAATAGTAAGATCACCTGTAGATGCACCCGTAAATGTACCTGTACCTACTTTAAACTTGTCTGCGCTTTCATCCCAACCAATAAAGGCATTATTACTGTCACCACGTTCAATAACAATACCAGCATCATTAACAGGTGTACCTGATGTGCCATTACCTAGCTCAATAAGGCTATCTGATACAGTGGTGTTGGTAGTATTAACTGTAGTAGTCGTGCCATTTACTGTAAGATTACCAGAAGCAGTAATGTTGTTAAAGGTTACGTTTGAGTTTGTAGCCACAGCCTGACCAATGGCAATAGTAGGTGTAGCGCTTTCTCCTGAGTTATTAGTAAGAGTAACGCCTGTACCAGCAACCAAGCTACTTACGTAATTACCTGTTGTATCTGTACCCAGCGCAACAGAGTTTGCCTGTATTGTAGTTGATATTGATACATTACCAGAACCGTCTACACCTGTTACAGAACCAGCGACATCTCCTGTTAACGCAAAAGTTCGACCTGTCTGCCATGCACTAGCTGTAGATGCGTTACCTGTTACTGACCCTGTAAAGCTTGCATCTGTTCCATTAGTACCACTATCAAGCACACTAGTACCGTTTGTACTCTTCACATCACCAATCAAGTTACCTGTGATGTTCTTACCTACACCTGATACGGTAAGGTCACCATCTATGTCTACATCTCCACCAATGTTTACGTCATCAGCAACACCCATACCGCCATCAACAATAACAGCACCTGTAGTATTAGATGTGCTTGCTGTAGTATTGTTAAAGTTAACAACCCCTGTTACGTCTAACGTACCTGATACAATAGTATTACCTGCAAGCGTAGCATTTGCGCCCGAAAGTGTAATAGCAGTGGTAGGGGTAGAGCCTGATTTAATTACTGTTTCCCCTGATGAATTTGATATACCACCAAAAGTAATACCGTCATCCTTAAGAAGAATATCACCGCCGTTGGCATCAAGAGTAATATCACCCTCTACATCAACAGTAAGATTACCTGTAGATACATCAAGTTCATTATCTGTTAGTGTCATATACCTGTTGGTGCCAGCCTTAACTGCTGTCTCGCCTACAAGTGTACCTTGAAAGTATCCATCCTTAAACTTAACACCTGCTGAAACACCAAGGTCTAGCGTGTTGGTTGTCTTAGGATTGACATTTGTTGCCGATACAATCAAGTCTTGGCTTGGGCCTACCTTTGTAATAGGTGCACCTTCACCTGCTGTACCGTCATGTCTATGACCAGAGGATGCGTTAAAGGCAGATTCTACGGCATTGTATTCCGCATCAAAGTCGTCTGCATCAATAACGTTACCGTTAGCAATGTTGTTTGCTGTATCTTGACGTGTGTAACCTGCCATAACTACTGCCTATCGTTTTGTCTAAATTCTAATATCGCTGTGTCGAGCGTGAAGGTTGGATTTGTTGAACTATCTTCAATTCGTAATGCTACTGTCTTACCTGAACCTATTACATTTGCTGAGAAGTCTTCATCTAGCTCACCGCCATATGTAGCAGTATTAAATATTGCATTAGATGCACCGTATACAAATGTAGTATTGCCGCTAGATACAATACTAAAAGTAGAAGGTTGAACTTTTTTTGTATTGCTTGGAGATGCAAAGTCATATTTTAAATTAACATCTAAGCTCATACTACCTGTAGGCTCAGCATACAAAGTCATTTTATAAAATGTCTTACGCATCTGTGGATCTGCTATAGGCATATATGGAGATTCGTAAATTGCTTCTATGATGTCCGTATCGAAAGTATTACCTGTGTTTAAAATATAAATGTAACCATCTTCATTAGCAAAGGCTACAGTCTCTTGATCATTAGCGTAGCGACTGTCTGCTACGTAAGCTTTAATTCCTTTAGTTGTAGCCCAAGATAAACCTGAAGCACCTTGAGAAATAAACTTTGTAGCAATTAAGCCCTTGGCAACGTATGTAAGTTCAGATGCTACATATGCAAATATACGGTACTGTGCTTTCTCTCTTAGTATTACAGAGGAAAAGATTGATGCAGTGTTAAGGAAGTCTATAACATCCTTCTGTATTTTATCAGATGCAACATCTAGAGCAAAGTCACCAATACGATCTGTGGCACTCAAGAGGCGCAAACCATCAGGAGCTAAATAAATAATATCACCACCAACTTCTTGAATAGTGTCGCCATTAATACAGCCTATGCGATCTGTAATTGGGGCTACTTGAAAGTCAGCAGAGGTACTACCTGTCAGACGTTTAATACTATTGGTTGTAAATATAATAAGTTGATCACGAAAGACTGCTAACCCTGTAACATCTGCACCTAAGTTAATACTACCTGCACCATTTGCTACATCGAAATCGTCCACTGTAAAAGGGGCAGTAAAAAATATACTGTTGCCTTTACTGTAGAACGCTGTATTCTTAAATATAGCTACATGCTCTGCGCCACTTACATCTGTACTATTAGCAGATGTCATAAAAGTAGTAGTGTTACCAGATGTATTATAGATGGCAGGGTAGTTCGTACCATCTACAAATATTACTTTGTCATCCCCGTCTAAGTTAAACTCTACGTGTCGTGCTTTACCGCCGTTAGTACCTGCGCTAGTAGCCATGCTAGTCCACGTGGTACCTGTACCGTAATAGTACTGAGTATAATTACTTGCGTTCTTACGGGCAACAATGATACGGCCTGAAGAAATTACTTTAAGTGCTAGTATAGGACCACTACCCGGAACAGTAGTGGTACTAAACTTTTCGTAACCTTTGATCTTAGAGTAGCCACCTTCTTTGTTTGGCTCAAAGTTCTGTAGAATAGTAGCAGAACCCACAGCATTAGTACCGTGTTGCAACGGTGATAGGTTAGAGATCAACCCACCTCTAAACTCAATAGGAAATGTTTGCCACTGTGTAGCCATTAGTAATGTACTCTTGTATCTCTTAGATAATCAGTGCGATTAATGTGAATACTACGTAGATATTTAATGCCATCCTCAAATTTACTTAAGGATAGTTGTGCTGCTTGTAAGTCACCACGAAATTGATATACATAATACATAGCGCCATCAACAATTACATACTTATATTGCTCTGGTAGATTAGGTACATCTGTAGCATTTTCTAAGTCAAAGCCTGTAGTATAGTATTCATATATTAATTCATAAGCTTTGTCTGGATTAGGATAAAGCATAAACTCACGGCTTGGTGTACGTGCTACATGTGTAGGTACGCTTCTGTTACTTGTATTTGTATCATACTCTAAGTCAGCATACTTGTCCAGATATTCTTCGTAAGATAAGATCTTTAACTTTTTAGTAGTAACATTAAGAGAGTTATCACGTTTAATTCTAAACGTATTCATATTAATTGTTTTAGCATCATAAGGAAAACCGTATCTAACAGTTCCAGGTACAAGAGCCTCAATCTCTTCTACGTGGTTCCAAGGCCATTCAAACTCTTCGTGCTGGATGTGTCGTATAGCAGCATTGACTGCATCCTTAGCAAAGCTATAATAACCTGTAGTAGTAGAAAAGTTACCAGAAGTTAATTCTACTTCATTTAACCTACGGTTAACATCATTAACTAAGCCTAAATAATCATACGCCATTTTTATTTTTCCTTAACGCGCAAATAAATAGAGCGCTCAAAGTATCCATTATCTGATGTATTTATTCTGCAAACAATTCTATATCTTACATTATTTGTACCTAAAGATAGTCGTATAGTGGCTACAGTGTTTGCTGTATTAACGGTACCTGTAACAAACTGTAATCCATTAACCACATCAGAGTCAGATAAAGCACTACCTTTATTTCCATCCGCATCGTATATATACCAAGAGGCAGAAGAAATAGTATCACTACCTAAGAAACGTGACCAATCTACGCTGTAATCAACGTTACTCTCGTCGGGATCTTTATTAGGCCACTTATAAGACATCTTTAGTCCTTATGCTGCAATATACACAGTTTTATTTTGTGTATCTTTTTCTATGTAAACTGTTCTGTTCTCTTCTCTAATGTGTGCTGTATCACTACCTCCATAGGATACTACATAAATAATTCTATTTCTATCATATGTATCTATAAATGGAGTAAAGTCAAATCTTACAGCAGTAGGATCATCTAAGTTAACAGCCTGTGTTAGTAAGAGAGAAGAGGGTATAATAGTTGCTTGACCATCACCTTCAACATCTGTGCTCACTATCGTAGCTGTTGCTGCGCTGGGCGTTATGTTAGCTTTAGCGTCTACATCATCAAATGCTGATGCTTCTAGTGCTGCTGTTACAGATTGACTAGTTGTATTAGCTTTAGCATCTATGTCACCAAAAGCACTTGCTGTAATGCTAGACGCTGCCACTGGCATAAACGCTCTAGCTTGTGCGTCCTCATCTGCAAAGTCTGTAATGTAGATTGAGAGGAATGCTGCAGTAGTAGTTAAGAATCCGCTTGCTTGTCCATCACCCTCAACATCTGAGGCAGTAAGTGTAGCTGTAACAGAGCCGCCTATGCTTGTGTTTGCTTTAGCGTCAAAGTCTATGTCTAATGCAAAGGTAGCTGTAGCACCACTTGGTGTAATATTAGCTAAACCTGTTACAGAAGTAAAGTCATTAATACTAAAAGAAGATATTACATTAGAAGTAGTTATACTTGCCTGTGCATCAAAGTCAAGTGCTGATGCAGCAAAAGTAGAGGTTGCACCCGAAAAAGTTATACTTGCTTGTGCATCTACGTCACCAAATGCTGCTGCAGTAAAAGTAGCAGTAGCTGCTGGTAGAGTAGTATTAGCTTGTGCATCTATATCAGCCAGTGTAGCTATATTAAATGAAGCTAAAGCATTTATTAGTTCTGTTGTAGCTTGTGCATCTACATCACCAAATGCATTTGCTGTAAAAGTAGCAGAGGCAGAAGGGAGTACTGGACCTGCCTGACCGTTAGAGGTAATAGCAGCAATTGAAAAGCTAGACGCTGTAGTAGCCAAGAAAGCAAGCGCCCCTAAAGAGGTAACCCCTAAAGAGGAAAAAGAAGCCTGTGAAAAACTACTAAAGCCTAGCATTTAGTTATTCTCTTAAAACCTTAATTACTCAGCCTCAAGCGTTCTAATCTCCTCACGCCACGCAGCGCGTTGAGAAATAACATCAGGCTTATCTCTGTCATAATCAGAAAGAACGACATAATCAGTTTCGCGGAGCAGATCCTTTAGTTCCAATATACGAATAGCAGTAAGCTCCTCCGGCGTGGGATCAGGCGGCGGGGCGTTAGCTATGGCTTCAGCATTGTCCCATATAGCTGAAGCTGCCTCTGCCCATTCAGGCAACTCTGTCAATGGGATGTTCGCCATATCTGTTAGCTCAATCCAACCACTCTGCCCCTGCCATTGCAACGCATGAATATTAGAAGGAATATTAGCGCCAGATAAGTCAAGATCTGAATAACTCACCCCATTTTTGACTACCGTTCCATCAATTGGAACCACTGTAAGTCTCATTTCTCAATCTCCTTTAGTGAGCTGTTATAAAATAACTTAAGAGTATTTTGATTTGATACAACCATTTCATTGCGAAAACTTTCTACAGCCGCCGCTGTTTGGCGCTGTTGCTGAGAGTTTTCAATCATTAAAATAGGTTGCCATGCCATAGAGCATCCCCACTCATCTATCTCTTTCCCTGTGTTTGGGTTCATGCCGCGAATTTGTACAAACCAAGCGCAATCTAATTGCTTGCATGGCTCAAAACTATTTAATGGGCAACCGTTTTTAGGCTCAATCTTCATATCTAATTTTTCGTCGCAATAATAACATCAACATACTGTACGGCTAGATCTACGGCTGTACCTGAAAAGCTGTGATTGTGGGCTGTACCTGAAAAGCTGTGGTTGTGGGCTGTACCTGAAAAGCTGTGGTTGTGAGAGCCACTGCTACCCGTATAGTTGGTCATAAAAGGCGAGGCTGTAAAGTCATTACCGCCGCGATAATGTATAGAGCGGCAATACGCTGTATTAAAGGGAGTGTTTTCCCCTACCTCTAGCACTCCCCCTGCCTGTATGCGAGTATGCCTGTGGCTTGGGATTGTTGATGTTGTCAGGGTTGTAGATCCAACAGACCCACCCGCAGTGGTATTTCCAATTGATCCACCCGCTGTAGTATTTCCAATAGATCCATTAATTGCCTGAGATGCAAATGCAGTTGTAAAATCTACGGAACCGCCAGAGCTAGTGGTACCTGAAACAACGCGCAATGCCTTGTTGTCGTGTGCCGTGGATTTTGTCCAGCCTGTCGGGGCCGCAGTCTGTGCAAATAGCATAACAGTACCAGAGGGAATGGATCCTTCAGGCGTTGCCCAAGTAAATGTACCATCACCGTCAGAGCGTAAAAACTGCGATGTTGTACCATTACCCGTTACGTTTAATTCAGCAGCACCGACAACGTTAGAAGCAAGCTGCGCATCGATGGATGTTGTGCCAGATCCAGATAGATCACCTGACAAAGTAATTGTTTGGTTTCCTGTCAAGAATGCGCTTGCGTGGTTACCATCCAACAGGTCAGCGTCTAGGCCTGAACCAGAGCCATCTACAGTTTTGATAGCAGTAAGGATTTCACTAGCAGTCTGATCAGCAGTTGCACCTGCTTCAATACCATCTAATTTAGTCCCATCTGTTGCAACATCTCTACCATCAACGGTACCTGAGACTGTAATGTTGCCCGTTACGTCAATGCCTGTGCTGGTGGTGGCGAGTTTGGCTGCGCTGTCGTAGTAAAGCGTAACTGCGCCATCTGTATCAAACGTAGCCATTAATTCTGATGTGCCTTTGTCGATGCTTACACCTGTGCCATCACTTGTGATGTGTAATTTGCCAGTGCCAACATCTTGAACGTAACTGTTGTTTGCGTTGTGGTAAATCTGTAGGTCAGACCCAGCGCCGAAGATGGCTTTGTCGTTGTCGCCGAAAGTAGCCCCGTTGTTTGCGTATATTGTGCCTGAAGCAGTCAAAGAACCAAGAACAAAGGTATTACCTGTTGAGGAGTCTACCGTAAATCTGTTATTTTTAACATCAAAGTTTGCATCAACACCAACAGCACCTGTAAATGTCGCCCCCGTGGTCATAGCCGCACCTGCCGCCGCTACGTTTGTCGCATCGGTTACATCCGCACTATCTTCGATCCCATCCAGCTTTGTCCCATCTGTTGCAACATCACGACCATCAACAGTGCCTGAGACAGCAATATTGCCAGTTACATCAATTCCTGATGACGTAGTTCTAAACTTTTCTGATCCTGAATGATATAACTCTACTTGACCCCCAGAATACATGTTGGCCATAAGTGTCCCACTTGTATTTGAAAAGGCGTATCTATTAGACCTGAAATAATTACTACCAGTATTATTATATAAAAATAAATGTGAACCATTGTGATAAAGCTCAAAGTCACTGTCAGTTCCAAATACAGCTTTAGCATTATCTGCAAATTCAAGGGCATTGTCTGATTTATCCCAGAGGGCATTATAAGACGCGCCCGTAAACGTAACATCACCATCATGGGTAGCACCGTCATCTGTGACTATGCCTGTTACATCAATACCTGTACTTTTGGTTGCGAGCTTTTCATCACCTAAATGCAAAAGCTGCGCTTCGCCAGTTGCTCCATCTGCAATAAAAATATTGGTTGTTGTAGCTTCGCCTGTCTTTTTAGTTCTTATTCTTATTTGTTGATCATTGCCATTATTTCCAATTATAAGAGGGGTATTAGAAGAACTACTGTTATCTATTAAACCAAACGAACCACTATGGTAAATTCTTAGGTCTTCATCAGAACCAAATTTAATAACAGCATTATCCGCAAATGTACCCCCAGTAAGCTGCAAGTATCTGGTATCATGGGTATGACTATCATTTGCTACGACTATGGCGTTATAAGTACCACTTACGTCACCACTGAATGATGTGCTTGTGTTAAGATAGTAGCTACCCTGTTGTCCATCTAGTAAGTCTGCGTCAAGACCAGATGCAGAACCGTCTACTGTCTTAATAGCTGTAAGTATCTCTGATGCAGTCTGGTCAGCAGTAGCACCAGATTCTATGCCATCTAGTTTAGCTCCGTCTACAGATAGATCCCTACCATCCACAGTTTCTGTACTAGACATGACAATGTTGCCTGTCATAGTGCCACCAGCTTTAGGTAAAGCATTATCTGCTGTAGTGCCTTGTGCAGCCGTAGCATAATCAGCACTGTCAAAAGCTTTTACTTGTGCAAGGTTTGCGACTTCACTGTCCATGAGTGCGCCAGCGGCGGTCACGTTGGCTGTATCTGTTACGTCAGCATTAGCTTCAATGCCATCTAGCTTAGTACCATCTGCAGCAACATCACGTCCATCTACAGTGCCTGTAACTGTGATGTTACCGTTAACAGTAGCACCAGCAAATGTAGGACTTGCTGATGTTTGTATATCTTGTATTGTGTCAAAAGTAGTGCCAGTAAGAGTTAAACTATTTCCTGCACTATATACGGCTGTCTCAGCAATAACTGTAAAGTTAATAGCAGTAGTACCAAATGTAATAGTACCACTAGTATTCATCACATATAGTTCGCCAGCGCCTGTGTCGCCTTCTTTAACAAAGTATGCGTCACCTTCACCCATTGCATCTGGGTCTGATGGAGCATAACTGTCTGCGTCTGTAGCACGGGTAAGTACCCAATTAGTAGATGCAGAGCCTGTGTTGGTTACTGTATAAATACCATTGTGTGCTGCATTAGATTGGTTATACACAAGTACACGGTCACTGGTAGCTAGTGTTACACCATCAATAACTAGTGCAGCTTGTGTGCCACTGTTTGTAAGTGTAGCTCCTACACCAGACGAACCATTATTATACGTAGCAGTAAGTGCGCTGGGGGATTCAACACGTACTGGTGTGTGGTAATGAATACCTGCTGCAGCAATCGTATCTACATACTCTTTTGTTGCGGCTCCTAGTGCTGTAGTGGGATCAGCATTAAGGATAAGATTACCTGTCATAGTGCCGCCAGACTTCATCAAAGCCCCAGCAGCAGAAACATTTGTAGTGTCTGTTACATCTGCATTAGTTTCTATCGTATCTAGCTTGGTACCATCTGTAGCTACATCACGCCCGTCTACTGTTCCTGTAACAGTAATATCTGCAAATGTAACATCTTCTCCTGTGACAGCAGCTTTACCTGCAGGATATGTCATAAAGACATCTTTATTACCACTGCTGAAGTTGACAGCAGAAGTACCACTTGATCCAGCATAGACAGTTGTACGTGTCAGGGTATTACCTGTGTTCCACGTGCCTAGTCCAACTTCCCATTCATCTGTAGCAGAAGCGGTATGCACAATGGCATAAAAGGTTGTGTCTCCATTTGACATAACACTTTGAAATGTGTCAAATGTCGCAGAGGTTCCTTCTAAAGATACAGCACCTGTACCTGTAGAAGTCGTGATCTCTTTGACACGATCTTTAATAATTAATGCCATTGTATATACCTTAGTTTAGCTAATACGTATTACTGCACTAGAAGAGTCGTTAGTTGGGAACACAATAGTAAAATCACCTGATGTAGATGTTACTGTGCTACCAAAGTCAAAGACTGCTATAGCTTTATTGCTGGCACTACTGTTATAAATAATAGCACCATCAGCAGAAATAGTTAAGTTGCTAAATACTTCGTCTGCAAAGTCAACATAAGCCACACCACCAGAAAGACTAACAGTAGGGCTATCTAGTGCTTGACCTCCTGCAGTGTAGTTAGTACCTGAAGCTTCATCTGAGTTACCTGTAACGTCAGAATAGTTTGTTGTAGCAGCACCATAGGTTCCTGACGGTGTATCCTTAATCAAGGCAACCTTCAATGTGTGGTTGTCTAAATCATGCTCACCTTTCAGCAGTTCCTGTTTAAAGCTGTTACACATTGCTGTAGTAATTGCCATGAGTATATCCTCTTGTTAAAGCACAATGGGGCCAGTGCATAGACCAGCCCCAAAGTTTATGCTAATTAAGCAGCGTTGTAACGTGCTGTTACGAGTGCTTCTGGACGTAGGATCTTGCGACCGTATAGGTGCATACCACGTACAATGTCAGCGAATGAGTCTGGATCACGGTAGTTCTCAACTTTGTTGATTTGCTCCGCAGATGCGACTGCATCGTCCTGACCAGCTACGATAACACCATAGTTGTCGTCCTGACCAGATGTACCTGAAGTACCTGCGCCTGTTCCTGCAGAAGGCAAGTTGTTTGAAACATATACACGGAAACCGTGCAAGTTGTTCAATACCAAGCCATTCATAAGGCCAGATCCACCCCAGTCAGCCTGAAGTACACGGCTGTCTTCGTCTTTTAGGATTTCCATAAAGACTGGATCAACAACAAGCCAACGACCACGTGAGTCAACGTTTGCTACGTCCATAACACGTGCCATACGTGCAATGACCGTCAAAGGTGACGTTGTTGTAGTTGACAAAGATGTTGCGCCTGGAAGACGTGCTGCTAATGGGATAGAGTCACCTGTACCGCCTGAGTCAGCAGTTGTGATGTGACCAATATCACCAATAGTCAGGTGGTTCGCAGTTAGAAATTCACCTGTGAGGTTACCAGCAGTATCGTGCTGTGCGTCACCAGATGTAGATGTAATCAATACACCTGCTGATGTGTGACCTGACAAGTAAGACAATACGTCTGCGTCCATAGCGTCAGCCATTTTATATGCTGCACGATCAGCAGCAAGGCTAACGTAATCCACATTTGCGAATTGATCTTCGATGTCGTCCATTTTGAACGCGAAGTAATTTGCTTTGTCGATTGTGAGAGAGAAGTCTTCATCGTTCAACTTCTCAACAGAGATAGCTGTGTGACGCTGCAGAGCGTTAACAGTTACATCTGGTTCTTTTTGAATACGAACAACATCGCCTTGGTTGGCAATTTCACCGAAGTAAGAGTTGTTTGTAATCGCGTTTGTGACAGCAGCTTTGCGAAGTGCAATCTGTGCCTGTTTCGAATAAATAACTGGGGACCAGCTACCGTCGAAACCTCCTGATGCGGAAGTAATAGCCATAATAATTTCTCCTTATAGATATGGCGTGAGATTATACACTACATATCCACTAAAGAGGCTCTTCATATTAGGGTAGTCAGCTATGCTTTTGAGAATGCGCTTTCTCTTTGCGCTGGGCCTATAATTAGAGGTAGTTCTTTGTCGTGGCTAGTGCTTATTGAAAAGCATACACACTAAAAGATTGTGTATATACTATAGTTTTATCTAAGATGTTAAGAGTGTCAAGCTCTTTTTGTTACATCATAAATAAATTTACCAGAGCGTTGCGCGTTTAGAATTTCTTCTTGGCGCTTCTCATACTCTTTAATACTCATCTTAGCAACCTGAGACTCCCGTATATAGGTTGAACTATCGTCTGCCTCTGGTGGTGCTGAACGTTTACTCTTAATAGAGCTTGCTGCTTCTTTATCTGCAACGTTAGACTTTTTGGTGGTAATACCTTTGTCTGCTTTATAGAGATCAATAACACGCGCTACAGATTTAGCATCGTCTGTGTTCTCATACAGAGCGTCTTGTACCCACTTAGGCTGTTCACTTGCCCAGTCATGAAATGCATCGTCTTCACGAATACTATTAAAGTCAGGATGCATATGTGCTAGTTCTGCTTCAGCTTTCTCTCGTCTAGCTGTAGATCTAAGCTCTTCAATCTCAGCAAGTCTAGCATCTAATCCAGAAGCTTTCTTGTCTGCCTCTTTGGATGCAATAGCTTCAATGATACCTGCAACGTCAGGATACTTCTTAGCCCAAGCTTCAATCTCTTCTTCTGATTTAGGCAAGACAAGTTCATTCTTAGTTGCTGCATCTAGTTGTTTTTCTAGCTTAGCAATTTTATCAGCAAACTCTTTTTCTTTGTCTTGCATGTGGCGACGAATATCGCCATAGCGTTGCTTAAATGTTTTTTCTTCAGCACTTAGATCATCATCATCTTCTTGTGCTTCAGCTTTTGGTTTTTCTTTTTGTTGGGAATTATTTTCTGCCTGTACTGTTTCTGGCGTAGAGCTTTCGCTACGGGGTTCAGCTTCAACAGTTTCTTCTTCTGTTTCATCTGATTCACCGCGCATACGTCTTTTGATTGCTTCTAGTTCTGCCTCATCTGCAGCAATACGTGCTTGGTTACGTAGATGCGGTGCGGCATTTATGGTTTCTTTTTTAATTTCAACTTGTTGGGCTTGCGACATATATATACTCCTTTATATGGGGCCAGTCAAGTAGACCGGGTAGCCTTATTGTTATTGTTGGATCACGTCTTGTGATTACTTCTTCTTTCTTCTCTTCACTAAACCGCCCTCATTAAAGGGTCCACTTCCAGATGTACCTGCTTTCATAGTTTCACCTGAGAGCCTTGCTGCTGTCGATCCACTAATTCCAGAGCGATAAGCTGTATCTCTTGCTGTTTTTTTAGAAGCAGGAGTAGCTGCATTTGTTTCGCTTCTTGCTGTATTGGAAGTATCATTATCGTCAGATCCTGAAATGCTTGAATAGGGTTTAGCTGACGGTCTGGGTGGTTTTGGCTTACCTGCTCCATATGAGCCGTATTGATCTGCTAGATCAGATGTTGAATAGCCACCAACAACACCACCTGTTGTAGTGTCAGACGTTCCTACTGCTGGCGTAGTACCAGCAGCCCCTGCTGTCGAGCCTGACACTTGCCATGCAACAGATTCTGATGCTGCTATACCTTGTAGCTCTGCAAGGCGTCTACGTGCTGCAGCTTCATCGTCTTTTAACTTTTGTGCTGCATCTCTAGCTGCTTCATCAGCAAGAGCATTTATTGTTGATGTGTTGACAGGCGCACCTGAAGTAACTATAGGTTTATAAGCTACTGTGGTAGCTTCATCACCAAACAGCGCTCTCATGAAACCAGTCCTTCCTTCTTGTGATGATTTCAAGAGGTCTGCAAGATTTGATTGCTCTTGAGACGTAAGAGTTCCAGCGTCCAGCCTACGTTTCATTTCATTTTCTAGTTGACGCTTACTGTTCATAAGGGCAAGCTTTACGACAATACCTAATATAGGATTTACTATCCCCATACCAGTAGATGCTAAATCACCTTTCATAGACTGATTATCTTTTACCATCGCTACCATTTCATCATAGGTAAGCTCTTTATAGTTTACCCCTTCAGGCATTGGTATATCCTTAAAGGGATCTTTGTCATCTCTTGAAGAAGCTACAGATGCTACTGCTTCTGCTTCTGTATCTGTAGTAGTATCTTCTTCTTCCGTTGTTACAGCTTCTGTTTCTTCTAAGAAATAACCTGCAGGAATTACCTGTTGAGGTACACCATTAATAAACATAATCATCAATGAATGACCATCTTCATTAACATACTTTTTCATCTCTACATTAGATGATGTGGCTCCTATGCCTAAGCCCTCTGTGCCTAAACCTAATGCACCCATTGGGGAGTCGGGATCTGCTGATGTAATCATGCCACGTCTGGCATATCCAACATCTCCCCCTTCGTCCATCTCCATAACTTCAACAACTTCTAGGTCTTCCATGTCAAAGGGTAGATCATCTTCAGGTTCAACAATCTCCATGCCACTCATAGGCTCTCCACCTATGCGACCTTCTGCGTCCATTTGCGCCATACCACGCTTAGCTTGGATGCGTAAATCTTCAAAGAGTTTAACACCAAAGTATCGTACAACATCTGCAGGTACAACGTATTCACCTTCACTTAGACGAGCGTCAATGTCATCCCTAACTTCTTCAGGCATTGAACCGGGCGGTACTTCATTCCCTGACACAGGATCTACTTCTACTTCACCGCCTTCTGCATAACCGCGAGAGGACTTAAATATTGCGTTCATTTGTTCGTCCATAGCCATACCACCTTTACTAAAAGCGAATGCGTCTGCATCGCCCTTTCTTGCGTTCTTGGCAAGTACCAACGAACCTACCTGTATTACTTCTTCTGCGTTAAGGACAGGTTCACCTGTAGACCTGTCATAAAAATACCCACGCTTAGTTGGGTCATAACCTACTTGAATCCACTCGTCAGACTTAAAATTGTCTTTAGCTAAACTAAAAGCATCGTAGTCATTAACATCTACGTAGTTACCTTTCATAACTGCAAAGGGTGCTTTAGCTTGTCCTGCTGCTACATTCATAGCTTTTTTAACTGCAGGGCTGTCTGGTTGTATAAACTCTACGTTACGCATTACAACAGTAGGCTTATACATTGTCTGTTTATTATGTGTTAGCGTAGGAACCCACACATCGTAATCTGTATATGCATTAATATCTAAACGTGCTGTGATTTCATCACCTTCAGATAATGTAGTGGTTAAACCGACTATAGGTTTCTTACGTTTACCTGCATCTAATGCAGATACAATTTCACGAAACCTCGCTGGTTCTGGTACACTATTAAGTTCTCTAATAGGACGAATACGATCCGCTGCTTGACGATATTCTCTTACAGTTATATTACCTTCTTTTAGTTGATTAGCTAAAGATGTAAGTTCTTCGTTCCTGCCTTTAAGGGCTTTACGGAAGGCTTCAGTTGTACCCCGACCACCCTCTAGCGCTGGACGGCGAAATAACTCAATATCTTCATCTGTAAGTTTTAGTGCTTCTTGAGGAGATACACCCTCCTTTATTACACGTGGTGAATCTTTTCTTTTTTTAGGCCCAGGTGAAACATTTAGATCTATGTTTCGTAAGTCTACCATACCTGAAGTGAAGCCTCCTTCAATATCCTTTAGTGTATACTCTGCAGCTATATCTGTCATAGGATATTTTTCATAATCCTTATGCATACCTCTACGTATAGCTTCTTCTACAAGTGCCATATAAGCATCTGTTTCTTGTGCAGCACCCATTCTTTCATCTATATTAAAAGAACCAATAAGGTCTTCAATGGTTTGAGATTCTAATGTAGGAAGTACTTCTGGGTTATCACCTATAGTTTCTAGGATTTGATAAGCCATAGTGTCAGCTTCTCTATTTAATGAGTCGGCTTGACTATATAGATCATTTACTTCTTTTTGAGGCTTATTACCACTAGCTATTAATTCTTTTCGAAAACCTTCTTCTAGTTCTAGCTTATCTGCATAGTCTTTAGATAAGAGAAGTTTATTATCTTTAGGAGGTTTAGGTGTGCTTGTTTGTCGGTAGATATTAGATTCTATATTAAGGCCACGTTCAATAAGGGCGCTACTGTTCTTACGCATACCTATAAGCTTACTAACTGCTGCATCAATATTGCCTATTGATTTAGCTGCTACTTTAGTAGCTTTAGTTCCTAAGTCAGATAGAATATCTGGCGCAACCGCTGCTGTACCCGCTGCAGCTAATGACTGTTGTAAAAACTTACGCCGTCCTGGATCGAATCCAACAGCATCTGTCATAGATGAAGGAGCACCAGTAAGAGTTAGAGTATCAAGTAAAATATTCTTAGCTGGCTGCTTAGCTAAAGTACCAATACCAATAAGGCCAAGAGGTGCTAATGTCTCAACAGAGGCTTCAATAGCAGCTTGTCTACGTTCATCATAAGGAAGATCTTCATCAAATGCTCGACCTGATGCTGACATACCACGCATAATACCTTGAACTGGATCTACTGCAGATGCAAATTTAAAAGCCTTACGTCCAAAGTCTTTTATCTCTGGTGGTATAAAATAGCCCAGACGGTCTGCCGCCTCTAGCCTAGTTCTACTCTTAGCTCTAGCTAGATCATCTGCAGTCGGTACTGGTGCGGGTATTGCTCCATATGGATCAGCCATTATTCACCTTATCCCTCAAGTACTTTAGGTTTTTGTAAGCCTGTATCTGACCTTGAATACGATACATGCAGTACACATCTGTTTGTGTTTCTATAGACTTATGTTGCTGTGCTATAAGTTTATCTAGTTCTTCGTTAAACGCATCCCATATGTCTTTGTTATTGACTAATTGCTTGAGGCTCATTACCTGTGAATCCTTGTTCTCCCGGTGTAGGTGCGGTACCTATACCCATCTGTGATCCTCCACCTCCTGATGTATCAGCAACAGCCTGTGGTCCCTGTCCTTCTGGACCTGCTACGCCCTGTTCAGGTGTAGGTGCTGGAGCTTGGAATCCCTTGAGAATCTCTGCTTGTATTGCTGCGTCTGCCATAGAGTTAGTAACCTTATCTGGATCAAGGTCCATACTCTTAGCAATCTCACGAATAATATAATCCATTTTAGCAAAGGGTGCAAGCACTGGATTCTGTGTAACCTGCAAGAATTGCATTAGGCGCTGGGAGCGCACTTCGTTAGCCATCAAGCTTTCTGTACCTGATGCATTTACTTCTAAGTCACCACGAATAGATTCATCGAAGTCAAACTGCATGTTAAACGCAAAGAACGCTTTACCTAAAGGTCTAATCAAGTAGTCGTCTACGTTCTTTACTACAGTGCGTATAGACCCATTAGCAGCAGACATAAGCATAGAGATACCAGAAGCAGTACGACCCACACCTGATACTCCTGTTTGACCGTGTGCAAAAGACGGGAAGCCAGTTGATTCATCTGCTAATACCCTTGCCTTATCAAATAGTTGCATGTTCTCGCCAGCAACGTTAGGGAACTTAGTACCGAAGATAGCTTGACCGGGTGCCCCTCCCTGTCTCCTAAACACCTTACCTGGATACACGGAGAGGTCTTGCCCCGGGACGAGGTTAGTCTCGTCTACTTCGATAATAAGGTTACCCGAAAGGGCAGCATTATCTATCGCCATTCTCATAAACCCATTCATCAGGGTTTGTGTATCATCCATATTTTCTGCAATGCCTACCCCAAAGAAGGAATAAGGATTGTGTTCATATGGTGTTGCATAGTAAGGTATACGTGTTGGCTTGAAAGGATTAAGTACCATACGTAGCACTTCTCCGTTACAAACCCAAACGTTTGCGTTTACTTCATCTAAGTTCTTTAATTCTTTTGGTATCTTAATACCATGATCTTCTAAGAGGTCTGTATCTACATAACCCCAGAACTCTAACACTTCCCAGCGCTCTGATGTTGGCTGCGTGTCGTCGTCCTCCATGGTCATTTCCCAGTACTTCTGTACGTAGTCTGGACCTTTTTCAATAGCCATATCTATGGAATCATCCATAAAGTATGGGCGTGTCTTAAGAGCACGTAGCTGTGTGCGTGACATCTTATGACGTTCTACTACATATTCAGCATCGTTCATAGACTTAGCTTCTGGATCAGGATAGAAATCCCAAACAGAAACATGGCTACACTCTGGTACTGTTTTGATTAAAGGATCATACTCCCCTGTCTCGTTCCAGTTAGGATATTCTTTATCTACAGCAAACGGCCCCTTCATTACACCTGTGCCTAAAAGAGCCATCTCAAATGCCATAGAGCGTAAGTGTGTAGACGCACCACTCTCTTGTAGTTGATCGTGGATTTTCTTTTCCATCTTTTTAGCTGCTACCATAGCAGGATGGAACGTAACTGTATTAGGTGTTGTACCTTGGCCTTCAACAATTTTATCAGACACAGCCTCTAGTTTGGGCTTTAAGCCAGCCAAACGTGACCGCAAGTCCATAAGAGTTTCACCCGGTTGTAGCTGGGTATCTCCATTAATAAGGTACGGCTGTGCTGCAGCTTGCTCTGTTACCGCTCTAAGAGTTGCACCTGCTTTGTCTGCATTAGGATCTATATTAATATGTACCGCTTCTGATACACCATCTGGAAGAACAGAAGGATTAACAGAAAGTGGAAACTTGTTATTACCAAATAGTACATCAACAATCTGTCCATACGCAGCTAGAGTTTTAGTCTTAGTTACTTTAACAAACACACGTGACTTTTCTGTGTCTGTAAACTGTACGTCAGATCCGTATATGCCACGATAGTTTCTGTATGCTTTTAACCAACGTGTTTCATCTGCATAGCGAGCATCTTCTGCCCGTTTATATCTTTCTTTAACAAGACCAACTAGGCTAGATTTTTCTGTGAAGATTTTATCGTTGCTGTCCTCTGCAGCTACGACTTCATCTGTCTCAAACATTTCATCTTGTTCTGCCATACTTAGTATCCAAATGTTGTGTCACTAGCTTGAAAGCCTGTGCGTTGTGTTGCTGGGTTGTAATCCCAGATGCTACTGCGAGGTCTTGTCATTACTCCATAACGTAAAGCATCGTATAGGTGATCCTCTGCGTTAGTGTCTACATCCTCTGGATTCCTCCTATCCAAAGGAATACTTGGTATCTGCGAAATAGTGTTTGTGCACGTATTCATAAACACAAGGCGAGGCTTTTCAGTAAAGTCATCTACCTGTAGCCTTCTATGTATTTCGTTTTTACCTGCGACACGTGAGCCGCGAGAACGATCTGAAGGACGCCAACGACAACCTTTCATGATCATCTGCTCTGCTAGTGACGGCCCCGTGTCGCCACGGTTGTGCCATAAAGAGCTATCAAGCACACCGTATCTCATACCACCATCATGTTTCTCTAAGTCTAATATCATGTCTGCTAGATCTGTAGCAGTAACCTTAGAACAATAGAGTTCTCTATATACGATAAGCTGTTCATCGGGTGCAACAGCAAACCAGAGAACGCCTGTGTAAGATCCGTAGCCGTAGTCGCAAGCTCTAAACTTAGTCCAAGTTTGGGGAACGTCAAAAGCGTCAATGACGTGCTTGGTTCTGTCAAACTCAGGGAAAGCTGCTCCATCACTAATATCCCAGTTACCGTCTAGTAGTTGCTTACGTTGATGCTCTGGTAGCGATAACAGCATCGCTTCGTAGTCACCAGCTTCTGCAAGATAGGGATTGTCAAACAGAGATGCAGGTATAAACCTACGCTTGAATAGAGGTTGCCCTTCTTTACTGTGCCCTTTAGGAAATGTGATCACATCCCCAGTTTCTATATTCGTTGCCCAGAATGCTTTATTAGAAGGCGCTGGGTCAATAAACATTTTTTTAACCCATTGATGTCCGTTTCCACCGGGGTTAGTAGTAGCTCTCATGTACAGCCCTAGATGTTGTGCTGAGCTACGTAAACGGCTTCGCATATAATCCCAAGCGTAACTGCTACTCCATTGGGTTAATTCATCAAAGCCAATCCAATTAAAAGCTTGTCCCTGATACCGGGTAACATCGGTATCTTTATCCAAGTAAGACATCCACAGACGCCCGCCTTTTGGACTAGTCCACTGAGATTTCCTTTCACTCCACTTAATACCGGGTACAGCACGTGGGTATAACTCCTGTGATTTTTGTATAAGCTCCCTTAGTTCTTCTG